AGATAATCTAAAGCTGTTTTGTTCTGAAGATTAGGATTAGTATCAATAGCACTTTTAGATAATGAATAACCTAGTGGAGCATTTGGTTGTGATCTTCTTACGTTATCATAACCCGTAGGCCCTACAACCCATGCTTGATTAATCATATTATCATCAATAGAATCAGGTGCAACTCCTTTACTAATAAGTTGCCTACGAATAGATTCTTTATAAGCATCCCTATATTGCTCTTGCACAGCAGGATCTTTATAATCCATTCCTGCTAACTTAGGGTTGACCACAATTGCATCTTCCCTAGCTGCATCTGTCATTTGGTACAAACCAAAAGCAGAACTATCTTTATTTTTTGCCAAAGGATCGTTACTAGACTCTCTTTGTATTACCTGGGTATCGGTTAAACTTCTAGTTTGTGGTACTGGAACTCCTGATTGTACAGGAGGTACATCTACCCTACGAGGGTCTTGTTTAGCAAATGATTGTCTTGCATCTAATGCTACCTTATTAACTTGTTGTTGTGCCTTAGCTTGGTCAGCAAGTAATTTAGCTCGCTCTCTTTCTAATTTGAGAGCGTCCAATTGCTGTCTCGTGGACAGTGGTCCGTCATCATACATATAATTATCCTCGAAATAGTTTCCTGCCAAGATACAAACCAGCAAGAGTAAAACCGATAGGACCGAGTGCTGCTAATGCCGCACTACCTCCTGCTCCGAGCGCACCAGCTCCTGCTGTAGTAGCAGCAACAGGAGCAGCTGAGGCTAAAGGTGCTGCAACTGCAGCCGTTGGAATACCAGAACCGGCTAACACACTATTTAATGCGGTTTGTGATCCTATAGCGCTTATTCCAGGGGCTACAGATGCGCCTTGTATTGCACCTGCTGTTGTTGGTATTGCAGAACTAATAGCCGCACTCGCTGATGGAGCTGCACTAGCCGCTTTAATACCAGCATCAAGTCCTGCAGCAGTGGCCTCGATACTTTTATTAAATACCATACTATTGATTTGTTGATCCATAGCGCTAGGGCCTAAGGGTGCGGGAGTAGGCTCACCAGCAGAAGATTTAACATTAGCACCCATAGGAGCACCAACATCTTCTTTTGCCCATGCCCAATAGTCTTCCTTGTTAGGGTCTTTCATAATTACTTACCCCCACCCGTGGCTTGTTGCCTAGCAGGGTTACCATAAATAGTGCTAGCATATCGGCTGAGAGCCTGATACGGTGCATCGACTAGCTGTTGATCAATGGTTCTTTGCTGACCGCCTAAGTTAGCTAAACCTGAAGCACCTCTAGAAGCAATATCACTACCAGCACCAACAGAACTACCTAATGCTTGTTCAGCGGCAAGTCTGTTCTGGAACATTTTGTTTTCATAATCAGCATCTACAGCGGCTAACTTACCAACAGTATCGGCGTTCTGAGCACCCTGCATAACAGCTTGACGAGCAGAACCCAGTGTACCTTGTTGACCAAAACCAGTATTTAAACTAGCAACATTCTTTTGTGCCTCGTTAACAATGTTTTGTTTCTGAGCAGCTAGAACTTCAGCGCTAGGTGCAGTTGCTAGGTTGGACAATCTATCCTGTTGTTGTTCAAGAGCTGATAGGCCACCAGTAGTAGCTTTCTCAATACCTGAAGCACCTGTAGTAAAAGCTCTTTCCTGTAAATCTGAAACACCAGCAACTTTATCTAATGCACCTCCACCGTATAATCTTTCTGCTTCGGCCCCTACTTTTTGGATAGATGGTCTCATCCATTCAGGAATAGTCTCTACGGTTTTATTAGCTTCACCTCCACCACCGTAACGCTTACTAACCTTTAATTTTTTAAATGACATTTGTTCTTTCTCCTATTATAAGTCTTTCCGCATCACGGTATACACTTCTTTAAAGCCAGGTATTTGTTTAGGTAGGATCTTAGCCCAACCTTTACGTCCCCATTGTTCTATTGCTTTACAATTATTATCTCTAGCAAATTGCTCTACAATATAATATTGATCAGCCCACTCAGACCAGTCAACACCAGAACAGGCTATGATATGTAACGTCCTATGAGTAGCATAATCAAGGAACTGGGTTAGACCAATCCCTTTCAGTTCATTTTCATCTGACATGAACGCCCATAATTGGGCATCATAGTTAATTATCTTTTTAAAATAATCCATTAGAGTGGACTCACCAACCCCATGATCTAAAGATTTTTTTAGATAAGAGGAGATAGTAGGCCAATACTCTAGCGCCTGTTCCGGTGTCACTAGTATTGTTTTCATTTTAAAGTTCCTTAATAATTGCTTTTTGCTCATCCCAACCTAGTTTAGGTATCAAAAGCTCAAGCAAAGGATTTTCCATATTTAATGATTGTCCAAAAGGAACATTAAAGGTTGCCCTAGGTCTTTTATTCCTAGCAATATCCTCTAAAGTAAACCATGACCCTACTATAACTGTATACTCATTAGTCAGTTTATCATAGGAAATTTCATGTACCTTATGATACTTAGTTACAGAGGTATCAGGTAAAGTTAAATCATATTCTATATATCTCATTTTATTGTCCAGTACTAATACCTTGGGCTGCTAATGCGCTCATTAAATTGTTCCATTCAATCCTACCAACAATACCATTAGGGTTAAAAAACTCGATAATAGCAAAACCATTCGCACCTCTGCCTCCACCTCCACAGCCTTGTTGGTTGCCTGACGAAGACCCGCCGCCGCCGCCAGCACCATAACCAGTACCGTCTTTACCTTTCATTGTAGCAAAGTTGTAAGGAGCATAGATACCTCCATCTCCCCCTACACCGTAACCAGTAGTGTTACCGCCTTTACCTCCAGGCTGAAAATAACCTAAGTCACCAGAGCCAGAGCTACCATTTGTAGTAGTACCTAAACCGCCAGCTCCTGGAGAATCCCCTGAAACATACGAAATAGGGCCTATAGCACCTTTACCGCCGAAAGCATAGAAATAACCCTCTGGTACACCTGCTACATAAGTGTTTCCGCCATCTGCACCATTACCTCCTGCAGACCTATTAAGGTTACCAGAGGTTGGACCATTAGGAGCACCAGCACCACCAGATCCTACACTTAGATAAATGTATTCTCCTGGAGTCATGTTATGCCATGTCATAATAGACACACCACCGCCACCACCACCATCTCCGGACTCACCGCCTTCATTATAGGAGGCAGTTGCACCCGCACCTCCCCCTCCCCCACCGATTAACACTAATCTCATGGAAGTAAAGTCTTCAGGTATATAAACGATATATGCTCCAGGCCCATACTCTGTTGTTGTTCCAGATAGTCTTGAAAGATCAATAGCACCAGCACCTAGAGTACCTGAAAAAGTGCCTGTTGCTCCTGTAATGTCTCCTGAAAAGAAGCCACTTGCGGCACTAATGTTTCCAGAAAATGAACCGGTAGCTGCAATCAACTCACCAGAAAACGTTCCACTAGCTGCTTGTAAGTTGCCACTAAAGGTTCCAGTAGCTCCAGATAAGTCACCGCTAAATGTGCCAGAATTTCCGTACAAAGGTGCTGTCATATAAACACCAGGAGGTATTGTTTTACCAGTAACAGGGTCTGTAGTATAGGTAGCCTGAACAATTAGTGGAGCTATTGGTGGTTGATTTCCAGCTATTTCTTCCCAATGTGATGGGGTTTGATCAGGCAATGCAGAGTTATTAAAGTTCCTTTTTGATCGATATACTAAATCAATAAGTAAATCATTGTTGTAAAATCTAACCAGATCATTTATACTATAATCAACAAAAGGTTGCCAAGTAGGGGCATTATCTACATCCGATTGAGTAAGACCATAAGCTGATAGGTAAGAAACTGCAATATCAGGAGATACCACAGAGAAACTATCAGCTCTAACAATAAAAGAACTTGTTGGTGTTCCATTATTAGCCTCGCTAGCTAAGCCAAAACCAGATACATAACCATTGTTATCAATTTTTACGGTATACTTACCAAACAATTGGCCTGTTTCAGTAGCCCTTGCAGTAGCTTCTGTTTGAATAGCAAGAGTATTAGTCCCAGATTCTGCTTGTAGCGTACTTATTGATGTTGCTAAAGAGCCTTCGACTCCTACTCTAGTTTCAGTTTCAGTACGGATTGCCGCACTTAAACTAATAAAATTATTATCTAAGGAAGAATATAAATTACTAATGTTTGAAGCTATAGACTCTAACTCAGTAGTCCTTGTATTAGACTCTTCTACAATAAGTGAATTAAGGTTTGATAAATTAAAGTCAGTATATTGAGTTAAACTTGATGTCAATGAATTGAAAGTAGAAGCTGCTGATTCATCTGCAGCTGTTCTTGCTGATGACTCGGATATAATAGAAGCATTAAGTTCGTTTACTCTTGTGTCTAACTCATTAGTAAGAGAAGAAGAAAGTACATCTACGGTATATGCAATAGCCTCATCTGCTGAAGACCTAGCCAAAACCTCTGACTCAATAAACGCATTGGACTGAGCAACTTTACCATCAATTGTTTCACTAAACCCAACAGATAACGAATTGATACTAGAGGTTAAAGATTCAACATCTGTAACCCTTGCAATAGACTCATCAATAATTAGCGCATTTGTACTTGAAATATTACTCTCAAGACTAGCCGATAAGCTCGTAACTGACGATGCAAGAACCTCATTCTCTGCAGTACGGGTTGTAATTTCAGTCTGTACTAAGGCATTTAAATCTGTTAAATCAGTACTTAAGCTAGAGTATACTGTGTCTACTTGAGTAGCTACTGCTTCTACTGCAGAGGCTCTTGTCGAAGACTCTGATAAAATTAGGGCATTTGTATCTGAGATATTACTATCAAAAGTAGATATTACAGTGTTGATAGTTTCAGCAAGAGCTGAGTCACTGTTAACCCGAGTTGTTGCCTCTGCTTCTACAAGTGCAATAAGATCTGCTTGGTTAGTAGATACAGTAGAAAGGAAAGTATCTACTGCATTACTTATAGCAGTAATATCTCCAGCATTGTTTGAAACATTTGTTTCTAGATTACTAATTGCAAGAGCTTGTGCCGCTACTGCTCCTGCAATGCTATCATACTGACCAATAAGTTGCCAATAAGTATTATCCGTTGGCAAGTTACCTGTTGTTTCTAGAAGCGCCCTATAGATAGATCCATCATATTTAACAATATTACCTGGTTGATATGTTTCTGTTGGAACATAGTCAGGCGTACCTACTAAGTCACTAATATCAGATTGGATGGTTGCTATAACATCGCTTATATTACTAATACTAAGGTCAACACTTGATAATTGAGTATCTATATTATCTTTTGCAGACTTAATTCTAGAATTAACAGAGTCTAATAAAGTATCTGGGCCATCAATAAGGTTAATTCTATTGGCAAGGTCTGAATATAATTGGCTAGAGGTTATTTGGTTTTCAAGTATACCTAATAACTCATTAACATCTGTGGATTGAGATTGAAGATTAGCAAGCCCTAAAGTAATAATATCTAAGTCAATTACCTGTTCTACATGAGGTACCCACACATTTGCAGGCTGTAAGATACTAGCTTGAAACTTAATTTGCCTACCACCAATTACACTATACCACAGCTTATGTGTATTTCCAAAACCTTCTGTTTCAAACCAAGTATAATCTGCTGGATTGTTATTTGGAGTAGTTGAAGATGAGTTGTAAATACCATAAAATACCCTATCAACTGAAGATGTAGATATATTAGTACCTGTATTATCATCTGCATATCTTATATGTATATATTGGTATTTAAAGCCAACAATATTATTTTCAGAATCATATAAGATTCCATTGCTATAATTTAAGGTACCATTACCACCACCGACTCCAAGGCCGTTAAGAGCGATATTAAACAGAAAGGAATCTAAATCCTCATTACCAGTAACTGGTGGTGTTAAACTCATAGTTATCTCCTATCCGATGGGTATACATCAATACCTATTAAAGCTAATCTCCAATAGTCATCACTACTGATTTTATAATTAAGTAATCTGCCACTGGTTCTTGGGTCTACTTTATAACCTTGATTTCTTTCATTGTTAGGTAAGAATTCAAACACATCTCTTCCACTTGTATTAGACCAATCAGGATCTAATACATAATTATTTTGGCTAGTAACTGTAATGTTAATTGAAGAATCAAGAGGTACTTTATCAAATATAGGAGTAATTGAACTCATAAATAAACTACCAAGAGTATCTCCTGAGTTTAATTTTTCTCTTGCCACAAACGACTCATAGTTAACAAAGTCATAACCATCCCACATTTGGTATCCTTCATCTACAACAAAAGAATAGTTACTATTATTTAACATAACCAATCGTTCGTCTGAGTAAGCAAAACCATTTGAAGTAGAATAAGTTTCAAATATAGAAACAATATTAGGTAAGTCCCTTATTGTCCATGTATTGTTTTTATAATTATAGATTAGAGCTTCATTACAAAGACTATTAGAACCTTTAGGATAACAAACCCAGATCTCACCCGCCTTAGAATTTTTCTTTACAATTACTTTATCCGATTTACTTTTATTTAAATTATTAAAGAAGTAATCCTTAATTCTAGTGTTTGCAACAGACTCAATACCTCCTGAACCGCTATGAATATAGATATCGTTTCTATCTACAACAAAGTGTTTGCCTTCAAACTCAGCAAAACAGCCTTGGCTCAATATGCCATTACCTTTAGCATATGGTTGTAATCTTGTACCATTATTAATAGACAATACATGGATACTATCTGATGAATAAATATACATATTACCTCTAAGCTCACCCATATCTAATATAGGTGATGTGGAGTTTATTTCAAATTCATCTGCAGTATCGGTCGTTAAACCTGGTTGCCATACTGTTGGAAATTGTCCTGTTGCTGCTTGAACAGAAATTCTAATTGTTGAGGGCGCATTAACTATTGTACCATTATCGTTAATAGTAAGGTTTGCGGCAACAAGAGAATAACCAAGAGGTTTAATTACCTCAGCAGTTATCTCCATGCCTGTAATATAATTCCATCCAGGTAATTCTTGAGGCTCCGTTCCTGCAACTAGATCACCATGTAACATATACAAGGGTGTTGATTTACTATTATTAAACACTACTGCATAACCACCATTAAAGTAAGTAGTATGCCAAACACTATTATCATATTTAAGATCTGAACTATTTAATAGAGGAGAAGATGTATTACCTACAGAATCTACCCTAACAATGTATCCATCTTTAAAATAAATATTATAACCAATACTAGGTTTTCTCCAGTGCATACCATATTCGATAGTTGAAGGAGTCCCTATCACCTGATACATAGCCTCACCTGTAATAGTCTCTACAGATTCATTATTAAATCTTACATTCCTACCGTCAGTAAAAGCATTTTCCGGTAGCAATATGGAGGGTATATCTTTAATAATACCTGCTCTACCTAAATTCAAAATCTGTTTGGTTGGCATAACTGCTCCTTATTTATTTATACATTTTCTTTAACAAACATTTTAACTAGAGCGCCAACAATATCTGAACGCACAACATCGTCAACTGTAAATTCAATTACTGGAATCTGAATATTATTTTTATCGCATAATTTAGTAAACTTAGTAATACCGTTTCCATTACTAACATCGGACTGAGACGCATCTCCCGATAAAATCATTTTAGAGTTTTCACCTAAACGAGTAGTAATAGCTTTAATTTCATCAAATGTTAAGTTTTGAGATTCATCGATGATTACTAAAGAGTTTTCAAATGACCTACCTCTAATGGTTTCTAAGGGTTGCATTTGAATTGTTTTCTTACTTACTAAATAATCATATTTAGTTTTACCAAATCTATTTTCTAATACTGAAGTAATAGGCATTAACCAAGGTGATAGCTTTTCCTCAACAGTCCCTGGAAATGCACCTAATGTTCTACCCGTAGGCACATTAGCTCTACTTAATATAATATAATCGTAACCACCTTTTAAAAACATTTGGGCTACTTTACTAGCTGAACAAAATGTTTTACCAGTTCCAGCTGGCCCTAACGCTACTGTAATTTCAAATTCACTTATAGCATCTAGAAGCATCTGTTGGTTACGAGTCTTTGGTTGGAAATGAAATGACCTATCTTCTCTAACCATACGTTCATTGCGTTGTTTGTTGTTTCTTTTCAAGATTATTCCTATTAGGTACCGCCTCAGAATACGATGCCAGGCTTATAATGCGTCTTACCTGACTCCTTAGTTGCTGTCAACTCTTGGCCTTTAAGGTCATTCTCGTTGTAAGCCACATGAACCCAACCACTGTCAGGCACTCCAGGCTTATAAAACTCTAGTATTAACTGTGTAAATTTAAAATTATCTTTAATGTATAATGCTAAATCTTTATTATCAACTCCAGGAATTTCAATATCAGCAGCGTAACCGAAACAATGGTGACTAGTTTTACTGCCACCTACTTTGGAATTAACTTCTGGGCTACGATACCCACTAGAAATAATTACTGGACCAAATTTATCTCTTAATGGTTGTAGAATATTATCAACTAATCTTTGTAAATTAGCTGTAACGGTTTCATCAGGTGTATTATCTATACCGTAGCGTATAGCTAAATCTGATTTTGTAAGTTCTTCTAAACTAAAATTTTTACTTAGTTTCATTAAATAATATCAGCCTTTCTAGGTTTACTTAAATCAAGACAAGTGGTCTGGAAAGCAATAACATCAGGATCTGCTCTAAGAACTAACTCTGCCCTGTTATTTTGATTAGTACATTCTTCGATGCTAGCTGATATAGCACCATTATCGAATTGACAAACATTGTTAGCTAAACAATAGAATAGCACAGGTAGGAATACCATAGTAACCTCCTTATTTAATGTTTAATTTACTGCTAATTAATTGTTTAACCATACCGCGCATACCATAGATAACTACAATCATACCGATAATAGTATACTGGTACCACTCAGGCATACTCTTAATTACTTCGAATCCAGCTAAAGAATACTTCTCCATACCTGGAATAAATGCCATGACCATAGGTGCTAAGAAAATAACTAGTACCAGTTCATCCTTCCAGCTCTTACCCATTTGTTCCATAGCAATTTTATCTAAATCAAAATCTTGTTGTTGACCTGATTCAGCAGCATTAATAGCAGCAATTGCTTTAGCTTTCTTAATATCAGCTTCAGCAGAGATCTCTATTAACCTAGCTTCTGCTTTAGCCTTTGTTTCTTCTTGTTTTCCTTTGAGCCAGGTACCACCTATCTCAACAAGACTTCCAAGTAAGGGTAACATAGTACACCTCCTTAATAATTAGAATTGTCCTTTAGTCATAATAACCCAGACAAGACCAGCAATAGCCGCTACACCTGTTATAACACAGATAGCAATTATTGTACCGTTAATCCAAGACCAAATAAGTTCTTTACGTTTAATCTTAGCGAGTAATATCTCTCTAGCTTCTGCCTCACGCTTACGTTTAGCTTCTGCTTGAAAATATAACCAATCATCCCATAGTCCAGGGCGACCTTGGTAAATAAACATTTCTTTTATCTGTTCTTCGTTTTGTTTGATAGCTTCAAGAGCAAAGAAAGCTTCTGAGTCAGATCCTGACTGATTAGCCTTCTTAGCTATTTTAGCCTTGTTATCAAAGAATGAGAAGATATGCTGGCCAGCAGCCATGATGTCACCACCATTAGCAATCGTCTCCTTAATTACTGCAAAGGCAGCGTTTGCTACGGCAAGTTCAGCAAGCATATTTATTCTCCATTCTTATTTTCTATATTCTGAAATCATAAACGAAAAGGCTGTAACTACACCTGCAATCCATAAGACAGGTTTTGCAGCAGTAGCAATCCATTCTAACACGGTAAATGCACCCTGTGCTGCAGAAAAGGCCCTAACAACTTCTTGTGTTTCGTTATTTAATTTATCTACCTTAGCTTCTAAGGTAATTAACCTATCATAAATTTCTTGGTGTGTTACTTCTTTCATTTATTCCTCTTTAGGTCTTTCAAGCGAAGATGCCAGCATAGATACAAAGGCATTATGTCCTACTTGTAGTTGGTCAACATTGAATTTTGCTGATGAAAGCTTACGTTCTAAATCTGCAATATGATTAAGAATCATTTTTTCTTCTTCATTCATATCTGCAATTAGATATTCTTTATCATTAAGTGTAATGGTTGTTTTTGTATTTTCCATTTTATTTGTTTAGTCTTTATTTAAGTTATTTTAAATTTAGCGTTTCCATTTATTTAAAGGGCAGCTGTTTGTCATAAACCGTACTTTGGCCCATGTTGGGCAACTGCACTCAGTGCATAAAGTCTTAGGTGCGTCCGGTATTAAATTACCAATGGCATCTATAAAGAAGTATAACGGATCGTGGCTCATGTCTTTTTGTTTATCACATGCCAAGCAAATAGCCATACGTTCATCAATAATATCTTGTTCAGGTAATATCATCGTAATTCAGCCCATCTAGAAATGCTCATACCTCTTAATTGATACGTATTACCAGCAGGTACAATAAAGGAAAGAGGAAACCATGAATATTGTGGAATACCACAGCAATCTTGCGTGTACGATTCTAGAATCGTAACACCATTTACTACGGCAATTGCACGTTTTGTACTGAGAGTACTTTGCGCCTGAATACTGGCCGTAACCTGAATAGGTTTACCTGTGTCATTAGTATACGTTGTATTTAGCGATCGGGATCCTGTAACATCTTGCCATGTTTGATCTACACCAATACTTGAACCACCACCACTTGCAGCAGTGGTTTGTGTAGTTGAATCAGGAAAAGTTATCCCAGTGCTAGTTAATGTAGTTGCCATATTTATCCCTCTGTATTAGCACTAGCAGCCCACGGCATTTGTGTGTCTACTACTGGTTTAACTTTTTCATCAATTTGTTCTTGGATCTTTAAATTCACATGCTCTTCATAACCGTCTACAACTACAGATTGAATCCACGCAAGCACATCTGCTTCTGTAAGTTGATCAAAAGGAATAAATGGTCCTGAATCATCTGTAGGGTCTACTGTAAATGGTGTTGCACCAGCAAACATACCCTCATTACCATTTTCATCAAATCCCCTCTTTTCCCAGTAGGTCTGTACTACTGCACTTTTCTTACTATCTGTGACATCTTTAGTCTTTAGACCAGTAATTTTCCATGTATACGTAATCGCCATTTTCTTTTCTCCTAAAATAAGGAGGGAGCCGAAACCCCCTCCGTGGCTAATTTAAATTAATTTTGATTTAAGTTCTTCGATTTGCTTTTGTTGCTCTTTAATAGCCTCAATTAACAAACCTACCATATTACCATAGGCAACGGATAAATGTGCGCCATCTACAACCGCTTCAGGTAAAACTTCTTTTACTTCTTGAGCAATAACCCCAACCTGCCTAGTTTTATTATCACCGTCTTTTCGTGTGTATGTTACACCACGTAGCTTCAATGTTTTCTCTAGTGCATTTGGTATTGTTTCAATATTATCTTTTAAACGAATATCAGAGGCAGCAACAATAGAGCCTGCTGCATTAATTGACGTACCTGTAGAAGACAAGTCTGCGTAATAAGCAGTGTTGTTGCTATCGTAGAAGATAGGGGCGCGACTTGAGCCATACGCAATGGTATAAGAAGTATAAACCCTAAACTCGTCATTACCACCAGCAGTAATACCAACAATATCAGTGCCCGGTCTCCAGATACCTGTGTTTAAGTCAGCAGTCCATGTAAAGCTAGGGCTACTTACGGTGTCAGCATCAATACCTTGGAAACCGCCACTAGTTGTGCTAGTAGCGTTGAAGGTGGGTGCGTTAATAGTTCCCGTTGTAGTACCACCAGTTAATGGTAACTTAGTGCTATCCGCTACGGTAATGTTTGCAGAGCCGTTAAACGACACGCCGTTGATTGTACGTGCAGTTTGTAGGGTTGTAGCTGTGACGGCGTTTTCGTTGTACTTCAAAGGCCTGTACGCAGTCACAGTAGTTTGTGTCGTACCTGTCAGGCTTGTTTGATGCGTAATTGAAAATTGATCTGCGTAATCACCGTCAACCTGCGTATATCCATTGACAACACTAACAACATCTAGGCCAGTGTAAGATGCCGCAGGAATTGCTACCCAAAGGTTATATGCGCTGTCATAACCAAAACGAACTTCAATGCTTGTGCTTGACCCATCAATAAGACTAGCTTCCGGTGAGTACCAGTAGTTTCCACCATAGTTATACCCGCTTACTCGAATATCAAAGCTCCCGTAGCTTTGATAAACTCGAATAATAAAAGACATCATCCAGCTAGTAGCAGGGAGTATTTTAATTTTGTAATACCCAGAGTTACCCGCTGTAGTGCCGTAATGAATTCTTTGGTGAAAAGCACTGGAGGCTTTTGAGTTAAGCGTGGTTGCGTTACCCGCGCTGCCAGCAGATGAAGCATAGCCAGCGCTGTCAGCATAACCTACTTGAACATCAGCGTGGCCACTATCTCCGTAATACCCATACAAACGCCAATAGCTCCCTGTCCAGTATGTTTGCACACTGTAGTCACTATTATCATCACGGCGGTACAAACGAGTAACACCACGACTATTACGGCTATCGCTGTTCAGACTTGAGTTGTAAGTAGTTGTGACGTAGTTGCTGTGACTATGCCCCGGTAAAGCCGCATAGGTGCCTACGTTAGAAGAATCTACGACAGTGCGCCATGCTTGCCATGTGCCGTTGTTTTTTCCACGTAAAGCAATCTGACCAGAACGATAGTCACCAGCAATTTGATGTTGCCAAGAATCGCTGTAACGCTGTGAGTACAAGGCTCCATCTGTTGAATTGCCACTGAAGTTTGTAACACCTGCTGTGTAGTAACTAATGCCGTTGCTATTTATTGTGTCTGCGTTAACAGCGCTGTTGCTGCCAGTGTTCACAAAACCCCATCCATCAATCTGATCCGCCGAGCCTGCTGTAGTAGCATAATCAGCAGTAGATGCAGAACCTGCTGAGTCAGCGTATCCAGCCGACATTTTGCGCCAAGAACCCCAAGTACCGCTTTCTAAGTCTCTAGCCCAGAGGTATGTTCCGCCACTTTGAGCCTGTCTTGCCCAGTAAAGTTGAGAGGCATACTGGCTTATAGAATACTCATTACCAAGACCTAACGTAAACCCATAGAACTGATGAGATCCTACGCCAGTTGGTCCATTAGTGCCAGCTTGTACATACCTAGCGCCGAAATTGGGAACGCTATTAAAGTTGGTAGTAGTGTTGTGATTTGCACCCATGTTGTTAAACAACCGATGCTCGTCAGAAATACTATCAATGCTGTGATTATGGCTGTTATCACCAACCGTGGTAGCTACACTAACAGTCCAGTTTCCTGAACCATCAACCGAAGCATTACCTGAACCAGTTACATCACCTGTTAAGGTTACGGTGTTAGTGCGTGCTGTAGTCCACTTGTCGGCGTTAGGGTGGTAGTTATCAGCAAAGACTCTTTGAGTTCCGCTTGCATAGATAAGCCCCGAAACTGTTAAGCGGCTGTCAGAACCTCTAAACAGTATTCCACTGTGAGAGTAAATAGTGTTCGCAGCCGTACGAGCTGTTACAGGGTACTCTCCACTAAACGTAGTTCCGCCTTCTGATACATAACTGTGGGTGTGACTAGACTCAGCGTACTTCCCATCAAGATCAACAGTAACTGCTGTCAAACCAGAACGGTTTAGCGTAAGAACACCCGTACCTGTATCAAAAGCAGCACTTGTCACATAGTTATTAGTGTCGGTGTTGGTGTCAGACCAAGGGACGTTGACAACAGCTTGACCAGAATTATTAACCTGAACACCGTAAGTTCTTCCTGATGTAGCTGTTACGGCGTTTGCTGCTACTGTTTGGACAGTATCATCTTCAAGTTTAATCAGACCTAAAGTGCTTGCAGTTGCTTGGCTGTAAGTAGTGTCGGTGTCCACCCAAGGGACGTTAACAACCATTTGATTAGCAGAGTTAAGCTGAATACCATAAGTGCGACTACCCGCAGCAGAAATAGGGTTTGCTGGTACTGATTGGTCTGCATCGCTAAACAATTCTACAAGACCAGGTATATTGGCAGTAGCGATATTGTAAGTTGTATTTGACCAAGGAACGTTAACAACCATCTGGTTATCAGAGTTAAGCTGAATGCCATAGGTTCTGCCAGCAGTCGCCGTTACAGCGTTTGCTGCTATTGATTGGTCTGTGTCACTAAACAACTCTACAATACCAGCCACAGTAGAAGTAGCAATGTTGTAGGTTGTATTTGACCAAGGAACGTTAACAACCATCTGATCTAATTCGTTAAGCTGGATGCCATAAGTGCGTCCAATTGCAGCGGAAATAGGGTTTGCTGTTATTGTTTGGTCTACGTCAGATTCTAATTTAACTATTCCTGCTACTGTTGAAGTAGCAAGACTGTATGTAGGAATATTGGCGTTAATTGTTAATGAGTCTGCTGCTGGATCTGTTGTTAAACTAATATTGCTACCTGCTACAAAAGTCAACGTATCGTTGTTATTATCAGCAATAACTGTAGGCTGGCCCGAAACGGCAATATTCTTAAAGATGTTCTGCTGAGATCCGCGATCCGTGTTTGTCAACGTAAGTGAAGTAGCATAAGCTTGGTTTGCTGTACCTAACTGACCGCCGCCAGACAAACCTGTGCTGGTGTTAACAGTGAACGAACCATCACCAACACTAATAGAATTACCACTAGCCGCTGTAACATGACCTCTAGCATCTACTGTGATAGATGGAATAGAAGTGCTTGAACCATAAGTTCCAGCGGTTACAGTTGAATCAGCGTGACTAATTGTTCGGTTAGAAGCTAAACTACCCCCTCCACTTAGACCAGTACCTGCAGATATTGTGGTTGACTTATCTGCCTTTAAACCAATATTAGTAGAGACTGTTGTAGCAAAGTTGGCATCGTCTCCTAGGGCTGCTGCTAACTCATTAAGTGTGTTTAATGTAGTAGGTGCAGTATCTACAAGACTAGAAATAGCGCTATCCGTATAATCATTAGCAGATGTTAAGGTATTAGTATCACCCGAAGATCTTGCAGAAGCCTCGTCTGAAATTGCCGTAGCCCTTGCAGTCGCCTCTGCATCAATTGCCGTTTGAAGTGCAGTATCAGCTGAAGCTCTTGTAGATGCCTCCGTATCTAAAGTGCTTTGCAAATTAGTAATAGCACTAATTGGGTGTTGATCCTCAGCACCTCTACCTGTTAAAGCAGAGTGGCTTGTAGCGCTAAAGGCAGTAGCAGTAGACACTTCACGACCTGTTAATCTATACACAGCAGCAATAGCAACGTGTGGTGTATTTTGAGTGTAAGCAGTGTCTACTCTTAGAATAACATGATACATTGGAACTAACTCAGGGACTGGAAGTCCATAGTCGCCAAATGTTTCGGCCTCAATATCTTCAATCTTGTTAGATTGATTATGACCCATAATTGCTTTAACAGGATACACACTATCATTAGTAGCTACAATCCAGTAGCTCATGTAGTTGTTGTTAGTAACATCCACTAAACTACCTACACCACCAGATACAGGGTTATATCTTGCAAGAGCAGTTCCTGCCACCCAAGGTACAGTACTTGCTGTAGTCTGAACATAAGTAGTTCCACTTAAGTATACAGTAGGTATTACTGCAGCACCCTCTAGAACTTGTTGATAAGGTAGGCTAGGCGTAGCCGAATGAGCAATAGAGTGTACAACATCTTCGTCTGCAATACTAATTGGGTTGCTAAATGCAAGTGAAATATTAGCTTCATTAAGTAGCGTATAACTAGCATTACCACCTGACCGCCATACAGAGCCTTGTTCAATATGCTTAGACAGATGCCATTGGGTATCCCTATGCGCAGAGTGTCTTTCATCACCAAAGATAAGAGCCTTTTGAGCTACTGAATCCCAATAAACATAGG